TTGAAAAGTTGTTAGTAGAATTTAATATTGATATCTATGAAGGTCAATTGTATTTGTTAGCATGTTTTCACAATTTAGATACTGTTTATTTTTCTGAAGAAACAATTAGACAAGTAAATAGCATTGGCATTGTAGAAAGAGATTATAAAACAAATACTTTAGAATGGCATGTTGCCTTATACGATAACCAAAATATAGATTCAGTATGGGATTGGGTAAATGAATACAGAGAATTATTTGCAAGTAAAAACAAAGAAAGATCTGGTTCTAAAAAAACATGCATTGCAAGAATGAAAGTGTTTTTTCAAGAAAACCCACATGTTAGAAAACAAGATGTATTAGAAGCTACTAAAATGTATCTGAGAGGAGTAGAACCACAATTTGTTAAGACTGCAGAAAGATTTATTTATGATGGACAAGGTAATTATAAAACTTCTATGTTATCTAACTGGATAGAAAGAGTGTTAGAAGCTAGAGCTAAGAATAAGATTGATCCTAATAATAAACTAATGAAGTAATATGGAAAAACAAAAATTTTACAGAGTATTTGATTTACAAAGAGGTTGTTATTTTGCAACTGGTTACAATGCAACTTCAATAGAAGAATTAATTAAGGATTTTCAGTCTTATATTTTAATGTCTAATGAAGTTGAAGAAAATGAAGATAATATAAACGGATTTTTATCAACTTGGAATGGAATTAGTGAATATTTACAAGGAGTAATTTTAGAAGAAAGTGATGTAATTTTTAATGAAAATGAAATTTAAATAAGTAATGAATTTTCTTGAAGCATTAAAGCAAGGTCAGGAAGGAGAAAATAAAGGTTTACCAACAGGTTTACCACCATTGGATAGAGCTATAGATGGTGTTCAAAAAAAAGCAATCTATGGTGTAGCTGCTGGTCCAAAAGTAGGTAAGAGTACTTTAGTAGACTTTGGTTTTGTTATTCATCCTATATTACATTGTATTAAAGAAAATATTCCTATTACTGTAATTTATTTCTCTTATGAGATAGATAGAGTAAAGAAAGAATTTGACTTTGCTTCATTCTTCTTTTATCATGACTATGGTATAAAATCTATTATGCATAATGATGAGGAATATCCTTTGTCAAGTAGATATCTGTTAGGTAAACTACAAGATAGACAAGGTAATATTATTCCATTATCTGAAGAGCATAAAGCTATTCTAAAAGATATTTATACCAATAGAATAATTCCATTCTTTGGAGAGTATGATATTAGAGGACATCAAGTAAAGGAAGGTATAATACAATTCTTGGAAGATAGAGATAATCCTACAGGTATGAGAAATACTATTCTTGCTTATGCTAAAAAGAATGGTGAGTTTGTATATCAGGATTATGAAACTACAGAGGATGGTAAGAAGGTTATGAAGAAAAGATTAATAGGTTATAACATTGCCAACAAGCAAAAGAGAACTATTATAATTACAGATCACATTCGTAAACTCAAAAGAGAAAGAGGTTACACAATGAAAGAAAATATGGATAAATGGATAGAATATACTGTAGAATTACGCAATTTCTGTCATTTTACATTTGTTCATATTGTGCATCTAAACAGGTCTATATCCAATATAGAAAGATTAAAATTCAATGGTGAATTTATATATCCTACTGGTGAAGATGTAAAAGATTCAGGTAACTTATCAGAAGAATGTGATTATCTTTTAACACTCTTTAATCCAACAGATGAAAAATATGGATTATCAGTTCATTTTGGTTATCCATTACATGAATATCCTAACTATAGATCAATACATTTAGTAGAATCTCGTGATACTGAGTGTCCACAACATTTAGGTGTATCTATGTTAGGTAATATAAAACATTTTAAAACTATTTAAATACATTAAATTAAAAACAATGGCAAAAATTCTTGTTATTGCTGAATCAGGTTTCGGCAAAAGTACCTCTATCTGTCCAAGTGAAGAACTTGGAATTAAAGGTTTAAATCCAACAAATACATTTATTGTAAATGTATCAGGAAAAGATATTCCTGCAAGAGGATGGAAAAAACTTTATAAACCAATAGAAGGTAAAGATTTATCTACAGGTAATTATGTAGATACTAATGATGGCTTAGCTATTGCAGGTTTAATCTCTATACTTAATGAAAAGAAACCTCAGATTACTAATTTAGTAATTGATGATTTTCAATACATTATGGCAGATTATTACATGGATAAAGCTAAAACAAGTGGTTTTGACAAATTTGCTGACATTGGTTATCAGATAGGTCAAATATTTAAAGCTTTAACTAAGTTTAAAGGCAATATAATTATATTGACTCATCCAGAAGAAATACAAAATACTTATGGTACAACTTATAAAGCTAAAACAGTAGGTAAAATGATTGACCAATATATTACTATTGAAGGTAAATTTGATATAGTATTATATGGTCATCAAGAATTTGATACTAAAACTAAAAAAGTATCTAAACAATTTGTAACTAATTTTGATGGCAGATATCCTGCTAAATCTGCACCTGGAATGTTACCAGGATTAATGATAAATGATTTAGGATTAGTCATTGAAATGGTTGACAAATATTATTCAGGAGAGTAATTATTTATTTTTTCACTTATTAAAAACAAAAACAATGGATCAAATTAATTTAAAAATCTCAGAAGTATTAACTGCTTTGGACAATGGAATGACAAGAGATGACATTCAAGAAAAGTACAATTTATCAACAAGACAGTTAAAAAGTATTTTTCAACATCCTAAATTAAAAGGAAAGAAAACTAAATCTATTCAAGTTTTAGTAAATCTTGTAGATGATTTAGAAGTAGAAACAGTACAACAAATTAGTGAACCAAATTATCAAATTATTTAATTATTTAAAATTTTATTTATGTACGGCTATCAAAGTGATGACAAACAATCTTCTTCAATGTCTTTTGGTTTAAATCAAAAGGTTAATCTTATTAAATTAGAATATAATCCAAATGGAGGTAAAGACAATACTCCACTAGAATGTTTGGATGTATCTTTTGAATTTCCTGGTGGAGCAATTAGAAGTTGGAGACAATTTCCTGTAACTCAAGCTATTGATAAAGATGGCAACAAAGTTACTGATAAAAACTCACCAGAAATGAAAGCAGCATTTAATGAGTTTAATCAAAAGCTTACTCAGTTAATGAAATGTTTTGTTACTGAACAAGATTTAAGAACAGCTTTATCAACAGTTCATAACTTTAAATCTTTTTGTGATGCTTTAACTGATTTATTGCCTAAAGATTTTTCTTACAAACCTATTGATGTTTTCTGTCAATATCAATGGCAACCTAAATCAGGTACTGATAAAAAGTACATTGAGATTCCTTCTAATGTAAAACAAGGTAAAGTATTTACTGAAACTGTAGAAGGTAATTTTAGTCCTATTGTTATTAAAGATGGAGTAGCCACTTATCAAGGTACTACTTATACTTGTCAGGTAAATGGTAAGAAAAGTAGTGTTGAAATAAATGGTAAAACATTGGAGTTTAATTCTTCTACAGGATTGATGTATCTTTCAGAAAATGATTCTACATTTGTAATTCATCCTGTAACAAGAACAGAATGGTTTGTAAAATCTAATTTTTATAAAGATTCTAATGAAGAAGTAATTCAATCTTCATGGGATTAAATCTCTAATTATGTATGGCTATCAATCTGATGAAAATCTAACTATTGAAGAACTATTTTCTAAAATAAATCAAGAAAAAGTTTTTAATCATGTATTGGGAGATTTTAATACTGATACATATATCACTAGTCCATTTAGACAAGATGATAGCCCAGGATGTTGGGTACAATGGAGAGATGATAGATTATATTTTACTGATTTTGCAAATACCTATGGTAAAGTAAACTTAGATGCTGTTGGTTTAATACAACAAAAATATAATCTAAAACTTAAAGATGCTATATCATTTATATATGATAATTTTTATGAAAAAGATTTTCATAAAATGAATATAAAAAATAATATTGATTCAAAAAGTTCATCTTCCATTGTAACATCATCTAAATCAGATATTGAATTTTGTCCAAAACCTTTTGATGAGTATCATAAAAAATATTGGTCACAGTATGAAATTAGTTCTGCTAATTTAATAGAGGATAATGTTTTTGCTACAAAGTGGTATAAGGTAAAGGGGAGTATTTTTACACCTTTTCCACAAGAAACAACTTATACAATAAGATTTCATGATGGAAGTGTAAAAATTTGTAAGCCAAAAGCAACTGAATTTAAGTGGATGACCAATGCCACTAAAAATACAATAGGTGGTTCTTTATTATTTCCCATCTTTGGTACAGAATATTTAATCATATCAAAGAGTTATAAGGATTGGAGAGTGCTTACTAATTTAGGATATACTTCTATATATTTTCAAAATGAAGGAATGTTTCCAAATATGGAAATCCTATATTATTATCTACAAATGAGTAAAAATGTAATTGTTTTATTTGACAATGATGAAACAGGTAAAAAAGCATCTTTAAAATTAGTAGAGTACATCAACAATTCATATCCATTTAAGGCAACATCATTAACATTGCCTACAGAAGAAAAAGATCCTGCTGATATTATAAAAGCAGGAAAAAAGAGCCTTTTAATTAATTTTTTAACTTTTTAATTTTTAACAATGAGAACAGTAAAAGTGTATTCCACATCCACAGGTTTAAAATTAGTTTCTTCAGATGCTACAACTTGGGGTCAACTAAAAGAACATCTATTCAATCAGGGAGTAAATGTTAATTCTATGAAAGCAGTAGAAAATAAAACAAATACTACTTTGGAATTAGATGATGCAAGATTACCTGAAACAGATTTTGTATTAATGTTATCCCCAGAGAAAACTAAATCTGGTTCTTCTTATCTTGAAATAAGAAATGAAATTAGTGTATTAGTAAAATCAAGTGAATCTGCAAACAGATTCTTTAATAATGGTAGAAACTATACTACTAAGAGTAGATCTGAATTAGAATCTTTATTGTCTGCTTGGTATGAAAATCAAGATGAGCAATCAGATAATGCTTATTCATTTAATACTATTGAAGATTGTATTAGTCATCTAATGGAAACCAATGAGTATGATTTGAGAACAAGTGATTTTGAAAGAGCATTTGAATTACTAAGAGGTGAAGTAACTATGGAAGATGAGATTAATGCTAATCTTAACACAGAAGAAGCTGAATGGTTATCTAAAATGAGAAACAACCTGTAATAGTAGTTTTTGTTTTTTAAAAGAGTGTCTTAAATAAAGACACTCTTTTTTTATTTTCTAACTTAAAATATATCACCATGTTAGAATTTGATTATTTATCTAAATTACATTTTGATGGAAAATTTAATATAGACAAACTAAATAACATAGTTAATTTAAAATACAAACACAACGATTCCTATAAAAAAATACATTTTCCATTTTATCATCATTTATTAATGGGTGCAGTAAATTCAAGAATAAGATTTGAAAGCACTATTGAATTTGAATCAGATGAACTTGAAGAATATGAATGTAACATAGATGAAAATATAAAAGTACAAAGTTTTATTAATTATAATGGAGAAAGATGGTATGTGTCAAGTATATGGGATGAAGATTATGAAGATGATGAAGGTAATATAGATATAGATAAAAGAGTATCATTAACCAGATTAATACCAAAACTTGTATTTACTATTCATTTTCCATTTTTCATCATTAGTAATACTAATAATGAAAAAAGACCTATATCAAATCTATTTGTAAAATTTAAAATGGATAAACGTGGTTCTATAATAAATAGTGAATTACATGGTTTAAGAACTACTTTTAGTTATCCAGAAGCACAAACAGGTTATATACATTCTCATTTACAATCATCAGGTGTTTTTTCTGACCTTAATAGACTATTAGAAAGAAATACAGAATTTAAAAGATTTTGTCTTGGTAATGGTACTCCTGTAATTGCTAATATGGCATTATTACAAGATGCAATATTATCAAAATCTAATATAGCAGATTTATTTGAATTGTTTTTAAGAGTAATTGAAACTACAGTTCAACATGAATCATTAGAAGGTGTACCTTATATAAAAATAGCTACTGTAAATAATAAAGAAAAAGAAATATTTAAAAGACCTAATGATCCTTTTCATTTAGTTAAATATGTTAATGCAATTGCTGAAAACTTTTCATTTAGTCCTACTATTATTTCTGATATAGTAACTATTAAAAACAATAAACTTAAAATTACTGATAATTTAAGTTTATTAGAAAAATTTATACTTGATGAAGTACCAAACTCTTATTATTCAGAATTTCTTATTATGACAAGAAATGGTGAAATAATAACAGATGCTTTACCAAGTATTAGTTTAAATAAGTATTTTTTATTTAATGGAGTAAAATATTTCTTTACAATTGGGGATAATACTGCAAATAACGATGATGTTATTGGTTTTGTTCTTGATAAAAACTTTTTAATTTATGCTAAACAAATTTTGGAGAAAAGATTCAATGAAATCTACTCAGCAACCCTCATTGAAGAAACAAGATTCTTTAATTTCTACAAGTCAGCCAATTTTGAGGAAACCTCAGCTCCCTTTTAAGAAAATAGGTGACAATTTAAATGTGTTTTTAAGTGAAAAAGCATTTAATAAGATGAAATTTTTATGTGAAAACATTAATAAAATAGAATGGTCAGGTTGTATTGTATATAGCATTGAAGGTTCTTTAACACATAAAGAAAGTATTTTTATTGAAGTACATGACTTAATTCCTTTAGATAAAGGTTCTGTATCATTTACCTCTTATAGTTTTGATGAAAGAGTATTAAATTTTATGGTTGAGAATAATTACCTAGAATACAAAATAGGTCATTTACATTCTCATCATACTATGAATACATTTTTCTCAGGAACAGATTTAGAAGAAGTAAATGAAAACTCAGAATTTATTAAACCTTATTTAAGTATCATTATAAATAATAAGTATGAGTTTTCTTGTAAGTTAGCATTTAGATTAAAAGTATTGGGATCATCTGTTTATGAATATCAGGATATAGATAATAACATGAAAGAAACTTATACTAACGACAAAGATGAGTATGTAGGTTATTATGATTGTAATGTAATTGTTCCTAAATTATCTATTGATGATAAAGAGTTTATGAAACAATATGAGAATATTATAAAACCTAAACCTGTTGCAATTGTAAATAAAAATCATCAAAGTTATCAAGGTTATCAAAGCAAATTAGATTTAGATGATTGGGTTAATTACAATACTTCTTATGGTTGGGAAGGTTTTGATGATAAATCTATATTAGTAGATGATTATCCTAATGAAGATTTTATAGCTTATGTTTTAAGATTAGGTATAGGATTAAAAAACAAAGAAACATTAGATGATGTATTAGAAGACATTGATAATTTATACATAAGAGATAAATCATTTTTAGTTGAAAGCTATGCAAAAACTATGGTAGATGATTTTAGAATTTATGTAAAAGATTTCTTTAAATTAAATATGGTAGAGGATGAATTTCTAAAACAACAAATTGAAATGTTTACAGACACTTTGTATTTTAATAAAGATGCCTTTTATTTTATTGATGAACTTTTAGAAGAACTTAATAATTTAAAATTAATATGAGTAGAGAAAGATTTCAAGATGCCTTATGGTATAAAAAACCTGTCAAATTTATTGTAGGTGGTTCAGGTGGTATTGGTTCATGGGTTGCTTTTTTCTTAACCAGAGCAGGATTCAATGTAGACATTTATGATTTTGATTTAGTAGAAGAACATAATTTAGGTGGGCAATTGTTTTTTGCAGACTCTATTGGTAAATCAAAAGTAAAAGCTTTAACAGATGTAATTTGTCAATTTAATGGAAATGATTTTAATTTAAATGCTCATGATAAAAAGATTGATCAAAACACTCATATTTCTCAATCTTATCATGGTCATTATATTTTTGTTTCTGCTTTTGACAACATGCTTGCCAGAGAACAATTGTTTAATAAGTTTATGAAGTTTTGTAACAATAAACAAAGTTTTAATAAAATATGGTTTATTGATGGCAGATTGTTAATGGAACAAATGAGAATTTATAATATTTCTTCTGAAGATCAAAAATCTATTCAAGATTATATAGAAAATCATTTATTTCCTGATTCTGATGTTGAAGAAGCACCATGTACTATGAAACAAGTTTCTCATAGTGCAGCTATGATTGCTACCCACATGATGGGTTTTATGACTAATATAATTGCTAATGAATTTGAATGGAAAGATTCTGTATTTAGAGTTCCTTATATTTGGGATTATATTATTCCTTCAAATCAAATAACTGAAAAATATGGATACGAACTTTAGTTTTAATACTGAATATTCAACAATATCAAAAAGTTATCACCCTGTTGTTAATTGTGTTATACCTGTTATTCCTAATTTTCAATTTTTATTTAATCATAGTAATACTAATAGATTATCACGTCAAATATTAAAGAGTAGTTCTAGTTTTGATAAATTATTTTTTCAATCTAAAAACTTAGTTTATATTGAAAAAGATGAAATATTAATAGGTAAAGGTATTATTCTTGACAAATATTGTAATATTCTTGCTGTAATTGGATTTGAAAAAATATTTACAAATTCAATAATGTGTAAGAAAAATAATCAAACATATTATAATGATGCTTGTTTGAAAGTAATTTTAAATTCTGACATACTAAATAATAAAATATTTATTAAATTGTATCCTTATATTCATAAGATACAAACTATTATTATTAGTAAAGAAGAATTAAATAAATTATATGAATAACAATAGAAGAAAAGGACATAATGCTGAAAGGTATTATGTCCAAATTTTTAAAGAATTATTTCCAGAATGTCAAACTAGCAGATATGCATCAAGAATGTTAGATGATGCAGGAGTTGATATTGCTGAAATACCTTTATTAGTTCAGATTAAAGCAGGATTACAAAAAGGATTAAAACCTGTTGATATTTTACAAAATATCAACTCTAAAATTCCTAATTCAAAAAAAGAACTTCCTAAATTATGTATTCATCATAAACAAGGTGTTCCTGGTAAGAAAAGAGATGAGTATTCATCAATAGTTACAATGACATTTGATGATTTTTTTAAAATTTTAAAATTAGCTTATGATAACAAGATCAAGTAAAGAACAAATAGATGAATACAGAACAATGAATGCAGTAAATCAATCTATGCTTAAACTTCTAAGTGTATCAGGTCAAGCATTTTTAGAAGTTAAACAACCAGAAATGTTCTTTGAAGAAA